GATATGTAGACTCTGATGGTAACATCAGTCTAAAAGACTTTAGAGCTAATCCATTAGTTAGAGAAATAGTAAGACATACTAGAGTACCAGCTAGTGATATCTATCAGAGACATGCAGAGCTTTATGGACTACCCACATTATCCGATACTCGGCACTATTCATATGAAGAGTTAGAAAAAAGTTTATCAAAAATAGGAAAGAGAGTGGATATCAATCAAAGTCATATATCATCAGATGTTGTACAAGAATACATACAGCCTTCTGGTAACCCTGCTTCATACACAGGATTCCAGAAGATGAGTAATGTAACTTATTCCAATATCCATCCAGAAGGGGCATGGCGTAACTTAGGCGCTAGCGGCCCTTATAGTGATATTCTAAATTTCATTCAAAGCGTAGAAGCTGTGGGTGGTTATGATGTATTAAATACAGTAGGATCTACACCAGGCTTAGATCAGATGACAATAGCTGAAGCACATGGAGTAGCAATGAATTCAAGAGGATCTGGAGCTATGGGCGCTTACCAACAGATGCCTGGATACTTATTTGATAGAGCTAAGAGAGTTGGATTAGATCCTAATACAGCACTCTTTAATAAAGAAAACCAAGAGAAACTAGCCATACTATTGATAAATGGAAGTGGTTATAATGATTGGATGAATGGTCAATTACCTACTAGCACTTTCGCTAATAGATTAGCAGGTCAGTGGCGTGGTTTACCGGCTGGTTCTCATAATAAAACTTATCAAGATCAGTACTCAGGAGCAAATAAAGCTGGTGAAAGCTGGGATAGGTTTATACAGATGCTAGAAGCACATAAACATGTAAAAACACAACCAAAGCAGGAACAACCACAAGAACTAGAACCAGTGCCAACTAAAGCTACACCAGAAATCAAAAGTATACTTAATCTATGGGGGTTGATAAATGACAAATTCTTATAACCCCTATCAAGAAAAGCTAGACAGTCAGTTAGAAGAAGAACTACTGATGCATGAACAGATAGCTGAAGAAGAAGAAGCAGCGCTAGAACAGTATAATGAAGTAAGTCAAGTTGCACCGCAAGCTGTGGGTAAAGAAGGCCCTTCATTTATACCTGGAGCTTCAGAAGAAGCAGCTGCTGAATTAGAAGCAGCAGAAGAAGAGGGACCAATACCTACTAACCCTATTGAAGCAGTAGCACAGTCTACAGCTACATTTGGGCAAGCTATCGGTCAAGGATTAGGTGATACAGCCGTAGGGCTTGCTAAAAATATTGCAGGTATAGCTGCTTCCAGTTCAGCAGGTTGGGATGAACTAGCTGAAGGTCAAGTAGCACCTAACTATGCTCAACAAGGAACAGAAGCATTACATGACTTCTGGCATAAACATAATCCACAGTCTGATAATGGTGCAGCTCATGCTGTACGTCAGATATCAGGAGTTGTACTTCCTTCAATCATTGCACCACAAGCTATAATTCCTAGAGTAGCAGCCCTACCTTGGGCTGCAAAACTGCCTGCAGTAGCGAAGACTACAGGAGCTATCGCAGCACGTCTCGGTATTGATACCACTATTGTAGCTGCATCAAGCTCAGCAACAGATGATAACGCAGCTAAGGCATTAAATGATGCATTAGGATGGAATTTACCTTGGGCTACTGAAGAAGGTGCTAGTCCTGATGCAAAGAGAAAGTATCAACTATATGAAAATATGGGATTCGGTGTAGCTGGAGAGTTACTTCAAGGTGTTTTTGCACTAAGATCTTACTTAAAAGCACGTCCAAAGCGTAATACTTTTGCTGCTTCTTGGATACATAACTATGACGTTGAACGTTTTGAAGTTGCTAGAAGTGGAGCAAAAGTTGATTCTTTAATTGAATGGGACCCTGGTCTTGTAGTTAGACCTACAACAGAAGAGACTGCTGCACAACTAACAAGGAATGCAGATGCTATTGCAGCGCAGTCTAGGAGTCCAGCTATTAAAGAGATTGATGATGCTATTGAAAAGTTAGGTGGTCTAGGAGACGAACTAACAGAACAAGGTGAGAATGCTTTAGCTGAACTTGTAGAACTTAGAAAGAGAACTGAAGTAGATGAACTACCTACAGACTCTTTAACTCGCTATGTCGATGAAGGAGTTAAGACAAGGAGCAATGCTTTAGCAACTGAAGCTGAAGAGATAGCACCTCTTAATCAAGGTGAATATAATCCAATACTCCATGAACCTGCAGAAGCACAAGCAAGAGCACAGCCTATCAGTGGCCCAGCAGACCCACTAGGAGCAGGCTATGATCACGTACGTATACAAAAGTCTATTGACACTGCTTACGGACGTGCTAGAGCCGTTTTACCTACTGATGGTATGAGGAAGTTCTTTAATGCTGCACTAGGTACAGATCGTGGTAATATCTTAGATGAAGTTGTTGCAGCCTTTACTCCTGGTAAGGAGATGGAAGCAATGATTGAAGGTAAGTGGAGATCATCACCAGAAGACTACAAAGCTGCTATAGATCAAGTATCCAAAGATATACATAATTTAGACCCTAAAGTATTTGCTGAGCAACTTAATAGTTTGAAGACTAAAGCTCTCAAGGGAGTGGATGTTCTTCCTACTGAAGATTTTCTCGTATATTCATCAGCACTGAAAGAGGTATTCAGATCTCTTGACCCTGATCAACTTAGAGCTTCTGCTCTTGTTGTAAGGCAGGCTGCTGATAGTGTAGAGAGTGCAGCTAAGGCTGCTAATATCCTAGATGGAGTTCTTGACACAACACGACAGCAACATAATTTATATGATAACTTAGGCATAGTAGCTAAAGAAACTAGAGCTGTAAGATATCTATGGGGATATACAGGTAGATTGATAGATATGGCTAATAACCGTAGATTCAATCCTCAAGAACTGATGGACTTGGTAGATGGTTTTGACCAAGGACTAGCTGATGCTACATCATCTGCAACTAAGTTTGTTGATGAAATGAAGCGTATCGCTACAGAAGATCCAGAGTATCTAAAAGCTTTCACGAAAGCGTACGATCTAACGGAAGGTAAAGTAGACGATATATTGAAACTACAGAGATGGGCAGAAGAGAAAGTAAGTCTTTCTAAACTAATCTTTAATAAAAATACAAATGTAAAGAGTCTAATAGTACAAGGTATTCATGGCATACGTTACAACAGTATGCTGAATGGCTTAGCACCAGTAAGAGCTTTTGCAGGTAACACATTACTTACGGTAGGCAAGCCTATATCAGTATTGGCTGGATCTGCTTTCCAAGCAGTAACAGGCAATCCTGGGCAGGCAGCAGTACTTAAACGTGCTCTATATACCTATGGTGGTGTTGCCGAGAACTTCCAACGTGCTCTAAAGCATATGGGTAAAGAGTGGAGCTTTGCAGTAGCTAACCCTGAGCAAGCAATGATTAGAGGTAGGGCTGATGTTAAGTTCTCTAATAGTGATGACTTTGAAGTGATGGAGGCTGTAGCTGAAGGCTGGAGACATGAAGGTAAGCACGGTAACTTAGCACTATTAAACATGGCTAAGCTTACATCTTGGTATAATAACTTAAGTTTAAATCGCTGGGGTATTAACGCACTGCACTCTATTGACGGGTTTACGAACTCTATGATGGCTAGTGGTGTAGCAAGAGCTAAAGCTTATGATGAACTACTTGATTCAACTGGTGGTTTAATTAAACAAGCTGACTTTGAGAAACTTCAACAGAAACTATACTCTCAATCATTTGATGAGACAGGACTATTAACAGATACAGCAGCTAAACATGCTTCTCAAGAGATCGCTCTTAACTTAGATAGTGCTACCGCTAAGATGGTAGAAGAAGCTATGGATAAAGTACCAGTACTTAAACCGCTATTTATGTTCCCACGAACAGGTGTAAATGGTTTCAAAGTAGCTTGGTCTTATAATCCCCTTAGTGCTCTACCTGATGCACTTGGTAAAGGTAACAAAGTATTCAATGCTAGAACTAAAGCAGAGATCCTTGATGTCTTAAGGACACATGGTATTACTGACTTCAGTGATCCACTAGTCGCTCTTGATGCTCTTAAAGCTGAGTATCGTGGTAGACAAGTGATGGGATCTGCAGTAGTAATGGGTGCAGGATTGTTAGCCGTTAACGGTAACCTAACAGGTAATGGGCCTTGGCAAGCTGAAGAAAAGAACGATATGATGAGGCTAGGCTGGAAGCCTAACTCAATCAGAATCAACGGTACTTGGTATAGTTATAAGGGCTTAGAACCTTATCAGCAGATTCTGTCCTTAACAGCAGATGCTATCTATAACAGTGACCGTGTTGACTCAGCTATTACTGAAGATTGGCTTCAGAAGATTGGCTTTGCTATGAGTATGAATGTAACTAATCAGACATTCCTCAGTGGTATGGCACCTCTTGTAGGTATCATTAACCGAGATCAAACACAAGTTCAACGATTCTTAGCAGGATGGGTTGATCCAGGTGTGTACTTTACATGGTCTGGAACACGTAGTATCTTGAATAAAGCTATTGCTCCACAGCTAAAGGATGTAGAAAATGATATGCTATCCTATCTTAAGAACAGTAATAAGTACTTATTTAGTGATAATGCTAATTTAAAAGATCAATTAGATGTATATACAGGTCAAAGGATTAACTATTTTGAACCTATGACTGCTGCTATTAACTCAGTACTACCATTCTTTAAATCAAATGGTGGTCAAGAGCCTTGGAGACAGTGGTTAATCGGTACAGGATGGAATAACCTACAGACACTACGCACCAATAGACTGACAGATCAGCCGTTATCAACAGAAGATCGTTACTTTATTAATAATTGGGTAGCTAAACATGCTGGATTAAGGAGACAGATCGAAACTTTAATGGAAGAAGACAGAAAAGGTAAATATACAAATAGATACGTCAACGCAAGAGGACAACAAAAACAAAAAGAATTCCCAATCAGTGATACTTACATACACGATAAATTAGATGCTATGCATACAGCAGCATTTAAAGCAGCTTGGAAAGCACTTTCTATGGAGAATACTTCTTACAGAAGTCTAGATCTACTAGAAGCACGTAAGAAAGAGATGCTTGAAAGAGGTATGGTAAGTGGAGCTAGCAGCGTTCAAAATCAAATTGACTCTATATTAAAGAATTAAATGGCTTATACAGAGAAGTGGCAGACTAATCCCACCGCCGGTGCTGCAATAAACTTTACATTCCCATATATTAAAGAATCTGATGTTAAAGTAGAGCTAAATGGTGCTCTACTTAGTAACTCAGGAACAACTAAATACTCACAAGCAACAACTAGCATAACACTTCTAGCCTCTTATTTCACAGGTGGTAATGCCCTTGTATCTTCCGATATAGTAAGGGTTTATAGGGATACAGATGTAGATGCTTCTGTATCTACCTTTTACCCTGGTTCAGCTATTAGATCTGGTGATCTAAACGATAACTTCACTCAAAGTCTATATACAGCACAAGAATCAGAAGAAAGTGCTGAAGATGCTTTGAGGGCTACTAATGCTTTTATCGCTACTACAGCAGATGAAGGTACTACATGGACACTAAAAGGTAATAATACTAACTCTAGTACTGACCCTAAAGGGGTTGGCTATGCAGTTACTACATCAGAAGCAGCTAATACTAAATCAGATGCTGCTGTATTAACTGCTAATGCTGCAGATGTTATTGCTGATGATGCAGCAGATGATGTTAAACGATGGATTAAAGATGGTGATGGTACAGATACAGCAGGTAATGAAGATGATGCTGACTTTACCGCAAGGCCACTTAAACCTCAAGGCGTACCTTATGCAGTAGCTCAAGCGACTGCAGCTGTATCTTCTGCTGCTAGTGCAAATACTACTGCAGCTAGTGCAGTTGTATCTGCTTCTACTGCTAATACTGTAGCAGCTGCTGCTGTAGTAACTGCTAATGCTGCCTTCCAGAGGGACGGTACTACTACAATGACAGGTGGTATTGCTTTTGAAGGAGCTTCAAATGATAATCATGAGACGACGCTAACAGTTGTAGATCCTACAGCTGATAGAACTATTACTTTACCTAATGAAACAGGTACAGTAATCACTTCAGCTGGTACTAATGTTATTGATTCTGATCATTATGTTGATGGATCAATTGATAACGTACACATGTCAGTAAACTCTGTTGATAGTGATCAATATGTAGACGGAAGTATAGATGGAGTACATATAGCTAATGATGCTATAGATAGCCAGCACTATGCTGCTGGTTCAATTGATAATGAGCATATAGCTGATGGTGCAATTGATTCAGCTGCTTTAAGTGATGCTACTGTTATTACTAATAGTGAGCAAGCATCAGCTACTGCTAATGACACGTCATTCCTCACTTCCAGTGCATCTGATGCTAGATACTTCTTACAGAATAGCACTGAGACATTAAAGGATGGTGTATCTTGGGCATCTACTGATGCTTATATAGCAACAGCAGCAGCTATTGATGACCGTGTAGCTTCATTAGTAAATGAGGTTGGTGGTTTTGTAGCTATTGCCAATGAAGGAAGCTTCCCAACAACTAACCCTGATATTAATGACAACACTGGTACTGTTGTTTCTATTACATCTTTAAGTGCTGATAGAACAGCTAGCGGTAGTGGTGTATTAACAACAGGATTCACAACAACTGGTAGTGTAGCAGTTACTATTACTGGATGTACTAACAACCAAGTATATAAGCAAGGTTATGGACTCCAAGTTGAAACAACTTCTACTTTAAATACCTATACATTTGTAAGGTATGTACCACAGACAAGCGATGTTATAACTATAGCAGCTGCTGCTACTAATATTAATACCGTAGCAGGTATTGCTTCCCATGTAACTACTGTAGCAGGTATTAGCGGAAATGTAACTACAGTTGCTGGAAATAACGCTAATATAACTACTTGTGCTACTAATATAAGTAATATTAACAGTGCATCAGGACATGCAACTACAGCCACAACAAAGGCAACAGAAGCAGCTTCATCCGCTACCGCAGCCGCAACAAGTGCTACTGCAGCAGCTTCATCTACTACCGCAGCTGCAACCAGTGCTACTTCAGCAGCTGGAGCAGTAACAGCATTAAACACCCTTTCTTATTATAAAAACTTAGGATCAATTGCGGATTCCGCAGGAACAACATCAGATTATGGAGCTATTGCTTAAATGACTACACAAATACAACGCCGCAAAGGCACAACAGCACAGCATGCTTCATTTACAGGTGCTGAAGCTGAAATCACAATCGATACTGATAAGGAAACAGTTGTTGTTCATGATGGATCTACAGCTGGTGGATTCCCACTAATGAGAGAAGGTCAAGCAAATGATGCAACCATCAGCGGTCTCACTGTTGGTAAAGGTTTAGCAGGAGTTGCTACTAATACTGTAGTAGGTAAAGATGCACTAAATGCTAATACAACAGGTGCTGATAATGTAGCAATTGGTAGTGATGCTTTAGGTGCAAACACTACTGCTAGTTATAATACAGCAGTTGGTCACATGGCACTCAGATTAACTACTACTGGTGCACGTAATTCAGCATTTGGTAGAACTGCACTTGATAATAATAGTACGGGTTCATATAATACAGCATGTGGAATGCATGCTCTTCTGAGTAACACTACTGCTAGTTATAATACAGCAGTTGGTTACATGTCACTTACATCAAACACAACTGGTGCTTCCAACGTAGCAAGTGGTTATGAAGCACTCTACGCAAACACTACCGGTAATCAAAACGTAGCAAGTGGGCGTCATGCACTCTACACAAACACTACCGGTTCTAATAACACAGCAACTGGATATCTTTCACTCCGATATAACACTACCGGTTCTGAAAACGTAGCAGTAGGTCTAAATGCACTAAGGGGAAATACTACTGCTTCCTACAACACAGCAGTAGGTAGTGAAGCACTTCAAGCAAACACTACCGGTTCTAACAACACAGCAAGCGGTTATAAAGCACTAAAATCAAACACTACCGGTGGTTCCAGCACAGCAAGTGGATATCAAGCACTGTTCAAAAACACAACCGGTGCTGAGAACACAGCATGTGGAGCGGTGTCTCTCTATGAAAACACTACTGGTGGATATAACACAGCAGTAGGAAGAGCAGCACTCCACTCAAACACTACCGGTGCAAATAATACAGCAGTTGGACATAGTGCACTTGTATCGAATACTACTGCTGCTGCTAATGCAGCATTTGGTCATTTTGCACTGAGATACAACACTACTGGTTATTCAAACACTGCGATTGGTTATTATGCATTAGAAGATAATACTACTGGTTACAGCAATACAGCAGTAGCATCTCCTTGTCTGGAAAGTAACACTACAGGTGTTCAGAACACAGCAGTCGGTCGGTATTCACTAAGTGCAAACACTACCGCTTCTTATAATAGTGCATTAGGTTATTATGCTCTGTTTAGTAATACTACCGGTGCTTACAACGTAGCAGTTGGTACGTATTCACTCCAAACACATACTACCGGTTCCCACAACACAGCCATTGGGGTGGCTTCACTCTTCTCCAACTCTACCGGTGCTGATAACACAGCAGTAGGTAGTAATGCCCTTTACCATGCTACAAGTTCTTCTAATACAGCAGTAGGTAGGTTGGCACTCTACGGAAATACTACCGGTGCTGATAATACAGCCGTAGGTAGAAGTGCACTTCAAAATAACACTACCGGTGCTAGGAACACAGCAAGTGGGAGGCATGCACTCTACGCAAACACTACCGGTAATGACAACACAGCAAATGGTTGGCATGTACTAGAATCAAACACTACCGGTGCTAACAACACAGCAAGCGGTTATAAAGCACTAGAAGCAAATACTGCTGGTACTAACAACACAGCGAGTGGTTATCAAACACTCTTATATAACACTACTGGCGGTAACAACACAGCAACTGGTGTTAATGCACTTAAAGCAAATACTACCGGTGATAACAACTCAGCAGTAGGATATGAAGCGCTCAACTCAAACACTACTGGTGCCGCAAACGTAGCAGTAGGTTACAAAGCACTGAAACTTACTAGCACTGGTAATTATAACACAGCAGTAGGATATAATGCAATGATCACCAACTCCACCGGTGAGAGGAATGCAGCATATGGTTATGAGTCAATGGCTTTAAATACTACCGGTTACCGAAATACAGGGTGTGGCATGTATTCGCTATACAACAACACTACCGGTGTTCAAAACGTAGCAGTTGGCTATTCGACACTACAAAACAACACAACCGGTGGTAACAATGTAGGGATTGGTTTTGAAGCTCTTATGTCTAATACTACTGCTAGTTATAACGTAGCAGTTGGTAGACAAGCACTTACCTTCAACACAACCGGTACTAATAACTCAGCATTTGGTTACCTTGCATTAGGCGCTAACACTACCGGTAACCACAACACAGCAAGCGGTTATTATGCACTCAAAGCAAACACTACCGGTGGTAATAACACAGCAGTTGGTAAAGAAGCACTTGCTACAAATACTTCTGGACAATCCAACACAGCAGTTGGATATGAAGCATTATACACGAATAATGGTAATTACAATGTAGCAGTCGGTGATTGGGCGGGTGCAGCAAACACTACTGGTTATGCAAATTCGTCAGTTGGATATCAATCTACATACTCAAACACTACCGGATATCGTAATGCAGTATTAGGTTACCAAGCACTATATTGGAACACAACAGGTCATAGTAATGTAGCAGTTGGATATGCTGCTCTTGCTCCAAATACCACTGCAGCATATAACACAGCAGTAGGTAATCAGGCTCTAGGTTCAAACACTACCGGAGGCAATAACACAGCTAGTGGTGGTGGTACACTCTACTCAAACACTACCGGTGCTGAAAACACAGCAAATGGTTATAATGCACTCTATGCTAATACTACCGCTTCCCACAACACAGCAAGTGGTTTTCGAGCACTCTATTCAAACACTACCGGAGGCGCCAATACAGCAAGTGGATATAAAGCACTTTATACTACTACTACAGGCGCTCATAACACAGCGTTTGGGTATCAAGCAATATATTCCAATACCACTGGTAATTACAATACATCAATTGGTGGGAATTCATTATATACCTGTTCAACAGGACTTGAAAACACAGCAATAGGCCGTGATTCATTATTTTCATTAACTACTGGTAGGAATAACGTTGCCCTAGGAGATGCCGCTGGTTATATGATAACGACTGGTGATGCTAATATTGTTATTGGATCTAGAAATGGTTCTGGTAACTATGCACCTGTTAATAACCCTTCAACCAGTAGCAATAAAGTTGTTATAGGTCATACAAGTATTGCTAATGCTTATGTCCAAGTTGACTGGACTATCACTTCCGATGAACGGGATAAGATGAACTTTGCATCTATTCCACATGGTTTAGATTTTGTAAATAAGTTAAAGCCAACGGCTTACCAATATAAAGAGTCACGTGATTCTAACACACCTAATGGATCTAAGAGGTATGGATTTAAAGCACAGGAAATATTAGCTTTAGAAGATGCAAATGATGCAGTAATCATTGATAATACTGATACAGATAAACTATATTTAAATACTGATGCATTAGTACCAGTACTAGTACAAGCTATTCAAGAGCTATCGGCTCAAGTAAAAGAACTACAAACACCATGACAGACATCACCCAACGAGCACAAGCTCTGCTACAGGAAAAAGAACAACTTATCGCCCGTCTACATCAGGTGGACGGCGCTCTAATTGAATTAGATCGTTTAGTTACAGAGGATCAGACTGAAGATCCAGATACAGATACAGATACAGAAACCGAAATCCCTAACTAATTATTTATCATGGAAGAAAGAACAGCAGACGAAGTAGCAGCAATCTTTGCAGCAGCTGGAGACAGTGTTACTGCAATCAACACTGACAAAACAACTGATGAAACAGCTGAAGACTATAAAGATAAAATTCAACGTAATGTAGATCACCTAGAGCTAATCAAAGCCTATAAGAAAGTAGATGGTACTACTTCTATTTGGGGTAGTGAGAGCTTCACTGCTATTGATGCAGCAGTAACGGCAGGCAAAGCTAAGCTAGCTTAGTGGTTGAACCGCCGATCTTCCCTTCTTTAAACTTACCCAATCAGTTAATACCTGAACCACCCATCATCCCTGAGCCTATCCTGTCGCTGCCTACAGCAGACATTCCAAGCTATGAGCCTATGATTGCTCCTCCAGGTGAATTAAGACCTCCTGTAGGCGTACCTGGAGAGGATGAGGAAAGTGTAAAAGAGAACCCAAAACCTACATCTCCAGAGGTAAGGAAAATAACTATACCCTGGACTGATATAGAAGTACCTGTTCCTAAGGAAGAGATCGTAGTTACTGCAGCCACCACTGCTGCAGTTTCTGTTGTCGCTACCTTAACAGCTACCTCTATCTTTAACTATTTGGTTAAGGTATTTAAACCTGTATTTATGCAGGCTGTAAAACGTATTCAGAAGAAACTTGGAAGAGAACAAACCGGAAAAACAGAAGAACGTGTTGGAGAAACTGAAGGACGGGATGGATGACAAAGAAGAACAGATTCTTATCCTATCCACCTTCGTACGGCTAGGGGTAGTCGTATGGGCAGGGTTCATCATTTCTCTAAATTATATTGAGATCCCAGGATTGGGACAACAAACCCCTAAAGATATTACATTCCCTGCTTCTATTTTTACTGGAGCATTAGCTACATTTGGGTTACAGCCTAATAACAATAATGGTAAGGAGAAAAAGAAGAGTGATTAAACTATGGCTCCTACCCTTACTACTATTAGCAACAACAGTTCAAGCAAATCAAATAACACCTTCCTTCACACAGGGAAGTATGCAAGCAACAACGACAACAACTCAAGCAGTAACAGAGACAATCGATACCGAAGTCTTTGGAGGCGCTTACAACAGTTGGTCAGGAACCAACGTAGTACCGAGTGCAGCGATAAGAGATGCGAACACAACATTCACAGTTCATACAGCAGGGGATCAGTTTCAACTAGAGACTGTAACCAGAGCTGCAGGAGTAGTGGAAACAATCGACATCGATCGCACAATAAACACAACAGCTACTACTACATCCTTATCTATCTTCTCTCAGTAACTCCTGCTTATGCAGAGGACGTATATAACAATGCTGCACCTTCCAGTACTGCTACAGGTAACGTCACAAACCAAGCTGTCCAGTTCCAGAATAATGGAGCGCCAAGTAGACAGAACTATGGTGGTGGTGTTGCCTGTAATGGCACTACGATGACAGTTACACCATTCTATATGGGTAATGATTCAATACCTTTTGACAATGAATCATATGTTAGAAGTAATAACTGGGGAGCACAGCTTAGTTTTATGGTCCCTTTAGACTTTTCTACGGTAGCTAGATGCAAATCTATAGCTAAAAGACAAGAGGAGAAACTAAGGTTAGATTATGAATTAGTTAGAGCACTTAAATGTGCAGAGATACAGCAGAAGGGATTTACCTTTCGTCCAGGGTCACGTGTTGAACACTTATGTAATGACATCGTACCTATCGTCCTATTAGAAAAACAACTTACTAAAAAACCATGAGTACACTATCTGATCAACGTGAAGCAGCAGCTAAAGCAGCAGCTAAGAAGACTACAAAGAAACCCGCTAAGAAAGCTCCTAAAGAGGAAGAGTGATGACTAAGAAAGCTACAGAGGAGCAATTCAATGAACTACACAACCTAGTTACTGAAGAGTTCCTGAAACGAGTAAAGAGCGGAGAAGCCTCTGCTCATGAATTAAAAGCAGCCTGTGATTGGCTGGTTAAGAATGATATCAGTGGTGTAGCTTATGAAGGAAACCCGTTACATAAACTCGCTGATATCATGCCAAAAGTAGACCCTGAATTAGTAAAGAGGAGGTTATATAAGGTATGAGTACTGATGAAATATATAGTTATATGGAAAAACGCAGTCACCCTGATCTTTTCAGTAGTACTGATAAAGATACCTATATAGGCTCTCCTAATTGGTCGGGTACTGATATATTTGATGGATTACAGATAGATGGTAGACCTCCAAACTCGACAGAAGCCTTACCGGGTTACGACAACGACACTAAACCTGGCACATCTCCAATAATACCAGGTACAAAAGCACAGAATGGATTAAGTCCAGAGACTGCAGAAGCTTGGGGAGCAGGTATAACGGCAATTAATCTTTTAAGTAAGATGATTAGAGATCACAAAAATCAACCTACTACTAAGCCCTTAGGTAAAGCTGAAGTTAAAGAAGCTAGAAATAAGGCGGTAAGTAAATATCTAAACCCGAAGAAGAAGAAAAAGAAGAAGTACTTCGCATGAAAAAGAAACGTGGAGCCCGTTACGCTAACGGAAATAGGAAGGCTCAACAGAAAGCCTATAATAAGACTAAGAAGGGTCTTAAACTAAGGATCAGAGCTAATAAGCTTCGTAGGAAACTGAAGCTTAAGGTAGGGGATAAACGTGATGCTGCTCATTATAAGGGCAGCAAATCTAAAGGTAGACCACAAAGCCGTGCTAAGAACAGGGCTAGTAGACTTAAGATTAGGAGGAAGTGATGCCAGTAATAGGAAGTGGTGGTGGTCCTAATATAGAAGGACGTGACGAACAGGTGAAACCAGCAAAGAAAGTGCATCAAAGTCAGATAGGAGGGCCAGGTAACCGAAGTGCTGTAAAGAGAGGTACGTTACGGGATATACTTTATAAGATACCGCCTGCTGTAAAAGCAGATTTTAAAAGAAGAGAAGCTGAAGTAGAATTCGCTAAAGAATCTAAGAAATGGTCAGGTAACCTCGATGGAGCACACAAAAAATATGGCCACTTAATACATAGAAAGAGGCTCCAAGCAATATACGATAACCCTAAAAAATACATAAACCAGTTAGGTATAGGTGCACATTCTGCTATTAAAAATCAGCAAGACTTAGCTTCTATGAAAGGGTTTGAAAAATATGTTAGAAGAACTCTAGATGAGGCAGCTAAAAAAACTAAAAAGCTTAATACATATTTATTCCCAGGAGGACATAAACTTAGTAATATAGTTAGAAGTATACACTTCGGGCATGGACAAGGTTTAATGGCTGCTGGCCCAAACATAGGAGGATCACATACTGGACAATACCCACTTGATAATATGAGGCAGAGTAAGTGGTCTGGCCCTAGTAAGGGTGCAATGGGAGCTGACGGGTGGTATAAAGTAGATGATGCATATTCAGCAATAAATCATCCTCAATTCTGGGATGAAGCTTGGTCAAACTACATCTTAGGCGAAGATATGCCTATATTAGTAGACTTAACTGATGAAGCTAAGAATAAAGTACTTCATAGAGGCTACAATCCAGATAGAATAATCATCGAGCAGGATAACATCAATCTAAATAGAATAGATGATGATGTAGCTGAATATATACCATTTAAACGTAAGGGACCACCTCCAAAAGGTGAAATACTTAAAATCGAAGACCCGTCTGGTCAAAGAAGACCTAGTAATGTACCAGGCATTGAAGAAGCATTCGATTCTATACCTGGAGCTAAACAGTTAAGAATAGCATCTAAAAATCCATTGGTTAGAAAAGCGGCTATAGTAGCTGGTGTTGCGACACCATTTCTAGGCCCATTAGGTGTAATAGCTAGTGAAGCTCAAATAGGCGATAGGGAGAGAGAAGTAGCTGAAAATCCAAACGATCCAGTACTTAAATTCCAGTTAGAACTAGATAAAGCAACATATAATGCTGATTTAGCAGCTTTAGAGGGTGAACCAATCCCTGAAGCTGTTAGTCTGGTTACAGGATTAGCTAGTCTAAGTTTAGATGCTGGTAGATCTTTAACAAAAACCTCAGAGAAATTCATTAAAGAACAAACATCTGGGAATATACCTGATCATACAGATGTTGTAAAAAGAACACAAGAACGAAACAGTGGACTTTCTGAAGAGGATAGAAATATATATAAAGCTGGCGGTGGTAATGCTGCTATGACTAAGTACGGATGGGATATAAAACAAACAATGGCTCAAGGTTATAAAAACCTACTATTACAAACACCAGATTACGAATGACACTAACCCTAACAGAACAGACAACAGATAAGTGGGAAGAGCTATGTCAATGGGTCACATCAACCGAGAACCGGCTATATGTCGGTTGGTTTGGTGTGCTCATGATCCCCACCTTAGCAGTAGCAACAACCGCATACATTCTAGCATTCATTGCGGCTCCTCCCGTTGACATCGACGGCATTAGGGAGCCAGTCGCAGGATCTTTACTTTATGGAAACAATATTATTTCTGGCGCTATTGTGCCTAGCTCCAACGCTATTGGGCTTCATTTCTATCCCATTTGGGAAGCGATTTCTTTAGATGAATGGCTTTACAATGGCGGACCGTACCAGCTCATTGTATTTCACTTCCTGATTGGCACCTCAGCGTACCTAGGAAGGCAGTGGGAGCTATCTTATAGGTTAGGTATGCGTCCTTGGAATGCAGTGGCATTCTCGGCTCCCCTAGCGGCAGCCTTTGCAGTATTTTTTGTGTACCCAATTGGACAAGGAAGTTTTAGCGACGGGATGCCGCTTGGCATCTCAGGCACGTTTAATTTTATGTTTGTCTTCCAAGCAGAGCATAACATTCTCATGCATCCTTTTCATATGCTTGGGGTTGCCGGTGTATTCGGCGGTGCTCTTTTCTCTGCTATGCATGGGTCGCTTGTCACAAGTAGCCTCATACGTGAGACATCAGAAGATATAAGTCAGAACTATGGCTACAAGTTCGGACAAGAAGAAGAGACATACAATATTGTAGCTGCTCATGGATACTTCGGTAGATTAATTTTCCAATATGCATCGTTCAACAACTCAAGGAGTCTTCACTTCTTCCTCGCTGCTTGGCCTGTTATTGCCATCTGGTTTACTAGCATTGGTGTTAGCACTATGGCTTTCAACCTTAACGGGTTCAACTTCAATCAGTCCATTGTAAATAGTGAAGGTAGGGTTATTCCTACTTGGGCTGACGTATTAAATAGACAGAATCTAGGTTTTGAGGTAATGCATGAACGTAATGCTCATAACTTCCCATTAGACCTAGCAGCTAATAACATTGTACCAATTGCACTTAAAACACCCGCTATAGGTTAACATGAATACACAAGGTATGTCTGGTAAAGGATACCTAGCACCTTGGGCAAGAGGGACTGACATGAAAGAAGTCGGCCCCATGCCACAGGTTAAGCATACAATCTACACACTAGAAGAAAGAGAAGAACTAATTAGTATTATTATGGAAGCTCACAAACGTCTACATGGAGGTAAGGATGGACCCAGTTAAAGCCTTTAAATTAGTATTAGACACTTTTAAATTTAAAGATAAAACAGCCCCACTTAATGGTGGGGAGAAGTTATATAAAGCTTGGAGAGCTTCAGGGAATGAATCCTACGGGAAACAGTATAAAAAGTGGAAGCTAGTTAACCCTCAAATTGACTGGAAAAAGCAGGAACCAAGGTGGGATAAATGACAAGCAGAAAGGAGCTATTAGAATGGTTTCAGAGAGAGCAGGAAATTGCTGGCTATTATCAGTCAGGTGGTGCAGGATATGGAAATCCAGAGAAGATTGATTGGGGTCCTGGTGGCGGTAGAAAGAATCCCCCAGGACCCGGCGCAAGACCACCTATTAAGATAAGACCACCTATTAAGAAAGTATGACAGACATCCTAACTGCCCTTCAGGATGACTTCAAGCTGTTCCTACAAGCACTGTGGGATCAGCTTGACCTACCATCCCCTACAAGGGCACAGTACGCTATTGCAGACTACTTACAGAATGGTCCTAAACGTTTACAGATCCAAGCCTTCCGAGGAGTCGGTAAGAGCTGGATTACTGGAGCGTTTGTATTATGGACTCTTTTCAAAGATCCAGAACGAAAGATAATGATCATCAGTGCTTCTAAAGAACGTGCTGATAACATGTCCATTTTCCTACAGAAACTAATCATTGAAACCCCATGGCTGAATCACTTACAACCCAAATCGGACGAATCAAGATGGTCGCGTATAAGCTTCGACGTAAACTGTTCTCCCCACCAAGCCCCAAGCGTAAAGTCGGTGGGCATAACTGGGCAGCTAACCGGAAGCCGCGCAGATCTTATGATTCTGGACGACATTGAGGTTCCAGGTAATTCGATGACGGAGATGATGCGTGAGAAACTACTTCAATTATGTACGGAAGCTGAATCTATCCTCACGCCAAAAAATGATAGCCGTATTATGTATCTCGGGACTCCTCAGACTGTTTTTACTGTTTATCGTAAGTTGGCAGAGCGGAATTATAGACCTTTCGTTTGGCCAAGTAGATACCCAAGAAAAGGTAAGCTATCCCAATACGAAGGACTATTAGCACCACAGATCGTTGAAGACATAGAGAATGGTGTAAAGGATTGGGATGTAACAGACCCAGATAGATTTGATAATGAAGACCTCCTAGAGCGTGAAGCAGCTATGGGTAGGTCTAACTACATGCTTCAATTCCAACTAGACACGAGCCTTTCCGATGCAGAGAAATTCCCCCTTAAAATGGCTGATTTGGTCGTTACCAGCGTCAATCCTGACACTGCTCCCGAATCCGTCATTTGGTGCTCAGATCCCTCAAACGTTATACGAGAGTTACCCACAGTCGGTCTCCCAGGAGATTACTTTTATTCTCCAATGCGACTCGTTGGCGAATGGGATTCTTACTCAGAAAGAATCTGCAGCGTTGATCCGTCAGGTAGAGGAGCAGACGAAACAGCAGCAGCATACCTATCTCAAAGAAACGGTTTCATCTACTTGCATGAGATGCGTTCTTACAGAGATGGGTACAGTGACGGAACACTGCTCGATATTATACGGGGATGTAGAAAGTATGGAGTAACTAAGCTCCTTATTGAATCTAACTTCGGTGATGGTATCGTAGCTGAGCTATTCAAGAAACACTTAATTAACACACAACAACACATAGACATAGAAGAGACTAGAGCTAATGTTAGAAAAGAGGATAGGATTATTGACTCTCTTGAGCCTGTGCTTAATCAGCATCGCCTTATCGTCGACAAGTCTGTTATTGAGTGGGATTACAGCAGTAATAAAGACGCAGCACCAGAGCAACGTCTTCTCTATATGCTGTTCTACCAGATGAGCAGAATGTGCCGAGAAAAAGGCGCAGTACGGCATGACGACAGACTAGATTGTCTTAGTCAGGGTGTACAATACTATACAGACGCTCTTTCTATCTCTGCTCACGAAGCAATGAAAACACGTAAGAGAGAAGATTGGAATAGTTTGCTTGAGGACTTCCTTGAGAACCCTCAGAATAGTGCTAATCATATGATTTTTGGAATGAATAAAGAACAAAGAGATAGGGCAAGAGGACTAGAAGGCGGAAAGTCAGTCCCCACCTGGGTTTAAGACACATCACGTACGTATACAGGGAGAGAGAAGGGTGGACTCTCTTTCTGTACATAAGGGAGGGTTAATTCCCTCCTATTTATTCACCATATCCACTAATAATAAATGCATTCTGCTACAATCGTTCATCATACTCCCTACGGGGATAATGAAGTCGCCTATATGGCACGAGTATCTAACCCAGAAGGGCAGGATAATGAAGATAAAGCTAAACTAATTAGCTATTTAATTAAACATAAACATTGGTCTCCATTTGAAATGGTGAATATGTGCGTACAAATTGACACTACCAGAAGTATAGCTGCTCAAATATTACGACATAGATCATTTAGTTTTCAAGAATTTAGTCAGAGATACGCAGAAGTAGAACTGTTAGGTAGACCTATAGTCCCAGAACTGCGGAGACAAGACACTAAAAATAGACAAAATAGTATTGATGACTTAAAAGATACTGATAAAGTAATCTTTAATAGATATGTATCTAATCATTTTGATGAAGCTATGGCTATCTACAAAAATATGATTAAACATGGTGTGGCTAAGGAATGTGCTAGAGAAGTACTACCTATGGGCTCTCCAACACGTCTATATATGAATGGTACTCTTAGGTCTTGGATGCATTACTGTGACCTTAGAACCGCTAATGGAACCCAATTAGAACATCAACAGATAGCTTTAGACTGTCAAGAATTAATTAAAGAATACTTCCCTATAATTTATAAAGCATGGAAGCAGTAGACATACTACTAATGCTTAGTGGCTTACATACTGCTACTGCTAACAGAACTAATTTATGGAATAAAGAAGAAGAAGACTTTATTAATGAAATGATAACTAAATATTATAAGTTATATTTTAAAATGAAGAGAGAAGAAAAGTTAATTAATTAATTAAACATGGATGAAATCTGGAATACTATGAATCAAGAGTTTATTGACTCTGGAGAGAACTTTAGAATAATGACAGAATCTGAATCTAAAGAATTTCAATCTCAACATCCATTTACTCAACAACTAGAACTATTACCACTCTTAAACAGATATGGACAGCCAAGAGGAGTTAAAAACTGGAAAGGAGACCTCATCAATCCAGAATTCGATGATTATCGATGAAATAATTAAGTTAGGTCAACAATTAAATGCTCACTTAATTAATCAAAAGACTACCCTTGATCATATGGGTAGAACTTCTAATAAAATAACTATTGAATACAATATTAAACATGCAACCTCTAATTAATGTACTCGCTATTTCGTCTTTTGTTGTATCTAGTGCCGTTGTCGGTAGTGGTGTCTATATTTATCAACAACAAGACTTCTTAATTGAACAGTTAATGAATAGTGCCCTAGAAGCCTCTACAGAGGCCCTTACCGAAAGCTTTATAGAATCCCCCTCAGGTCTTATACCAACCCCATTAGAGGTCCCTCTAGAGCCCTCTCAGGCCCTTCCTGATGTTTTCTGATGTATATATCTCCCATTACTGTCTTTGCTTGCCTTATGGTCGCTCCACTCTTGGTCGTACTACTCAAGGAAAAATGACATAATTTTGGGAGGGGATATTACGTTAACACAGTTTCAAAATCCCCCCAAGGCCCCTTAATGAATTGAATTATTAGCAGATTTAATCGATTAATAGTCGATCGATAAGCAATGCTGATTAATAAGTTGTATTAATTTAACGCTATCTGTCCCCATTTTAAATACTGTACGATAACGATTGAGCCACTACTAATAGCCACACTCATTATTGTACTGACTGAGCTGACTACTACTGTGTGGTGCTGACTAACATTATTACAGTATATTAAGTGAGCTTGACAAACCAGTGCAACCCGTGTATAATATAAGGGTGAAGACGAGAGATCGACGCGAAGTCTGATTAAACTCCTTCAAAGTGGGACACTTCTCGAAGTGACCGCCAAGCGTTGACAGACCGCTTCAACTCTGTTATACTGACTAAGTCGGTTGAGATACTGACAACAAATGAAACTAGACAATGAACTAATAGTTCTACATATTACCTAATTATTAGGGGTTGAAGCTGAACTTAAGTAAGCCTTCTTACGATTACTATTTATTTAGTAAAGGAATAAGATTGGAGATTCCAGCTTAATAATTATTTAGGCATTCTTTCTTAAATGTATTTATAATTAATTATTAATTTAATTAGTTATTAATATATTTAACTAAGGATTACCTATGTAATTCTTATTATCCACACTCACACATCGTATCAAGGACTTGACACATGTATGCTGAAGAATCATTCATTCAAGAGGTTATGGATCGTACTTATGATGGTATCTTAACTCGCAGTGATGCTGAGTATATGATTACTGAGCACGGTCATAGCGTTAAAGAGTATGAACAAGAGTTAGGTGATAGTATCCTTGATGCTCGGGTATTACTTGAGTTCTTGGGATACTAATCCCTTTATTGGTCTATTAGTGTAGTGGTTAACACGCTAGCCTGTCACGCTGGTATCACGAGTTCAAATCTCGTATAGACCGTTGGCTATACAATACAGTATAGTCTTTATTTGAGGTTAATTGATGACAGTTGCAGAAGTTAAAGCACCTCTCAGTGAAGAGTATGCTGAACTATATGAGTATGTTGAGGATGTAATTGATTCAATTGATGAAGAACTCTTTGAAGAGATCATTGATTCAGGTATTGAAACAGTTACACAGTTTGAAGATGCATTCGCTGGTTGTTACGAAGGTTCTGGTTTTACCAGTCCTGAAGCTCAATTCTGTGAAGAATTAATATCAGACTGTGGTTACATTAACGAAATGGATGTCCCTTCATTCATTACTAATCATATTGATTATCAATCAATGTGGGACTGTGACCTCCGTCATGATTATTTCACATGTGGTGAGATCTATTTCTTCTCTAATCAATTCTAATCATACACACTCATAAAATGCTTAAACTATCAATGGAAAGTATCACACTTATTGAGACTACTAAAGAAGGTGTCAATGTCATACCTATTCAAGAGTATGTCACTGACATTAAGAAAAGAGTAGACATCAATAACCAAGAGGTATCACTATTAATCAAGGACTTAGTTCAAGTTTATAATAAAGCTAAGCCAAGTATTGATTCAATGGTGCAATACCTCAAGAATACTTACACTAACATCAGTAAGTTCGTCACTGAACAAACAAAGGAGTCAACTAAAGTTAACACCTAAGCCTTCGGGCTTTCTTGCGGGTATAGTTTAAAGGTAAAACTATAGTCTTCCAAACTGTTGTTATCGGTTCGATTCCGATTACCCGCTTTGGCAGTATTCATACTGTCATCTTATCCACCTATTATTATTTATTATGCCACGTTTTAACTATGGAACTTCACGCCTTTATGATGAGTACGCTGCTAACATCAATTCTTATGTACAGGAAGTGTATGGAATGGAGTACTACAAAGCAATTAAGATGTGTACTGACCAAACACCTGCTGCTGTAAAGTATAAGCTGTTGGTTGAGACTCTGAATAGCTTGGTAGTATCACCACAAGTAGAGGTTAATTCAATTACTGTAGAGAATGATGCAACAGAGTACACAGTTCAAGACCAAGGACAATACACGGAAGTTGAAAGGCAAGAAGAAGCACAAGTATATGCAACAGCGTAAGGCTGCATTGCAAGCATTAAAGAGGAAGCTGCAATAACTTCCTCTATTTATTATTCACACTCACGGGGCAAACTATTGTACACTGATTACATGAGGCGCTATAAAGCAACTACTAGTGATGGTGGTAAGTTCTATGTACTTGCTACAGAACACCATGAGGCAGCACAAGAAGCTGCTGATTATGCTAGGGAGCAAGGACAAGAACTACAAGATGTTGCTCTACTTCCAGAAAGACGTTACCATACTTAGGAGAATGAGAAAGAAGAAACCATATTGTGCTAATAATTGGAAAGAGTATGCTTCAGCTCCTAGTGATATGTTCGAACCATGTAGTTATGAAGACTTCATGGACTGGAAACTAACACAATGGGAGCTGTCAGCTTCTCATGTATGTATTATTAGAGCAACAACTAAGAAAGGTAAAGTTAAAGAGTACAGCTACAAACTATATAAAGCTGCACAAAAGAAGATTAACAAGCTTATGTCAGATGATAAGATAGCTGAGTTATGTATTGCTGATGATGATCAAGTAGCTTTTATTACGAGGAAAGAAGATGGACCCGAGTGATTACTTACAATTAGCATATAAAGCTATTGAAGGTCATCCTAATTATGATGAACTATGGAAATTAGTTTGTGAACAGTATGTTGACATGTGTTTGGATGAATTGAATGCCGACTCCAGCAGAAATAGAAGAGCAAGTACAGCTTGAACGTGATCAGATAAGACAAGGACTTAAACGATTACGTGATAACACACGGAGACTAGAAGAGAAGAACTATGCGTCAGCTTCTGTATATGGAATTGCTTCTATCGATTCTTTACTACCACTTGTGGTCGATCGTATTGAAGACACTTCTCATGACAGGTTAAAGCGTGGTACAGGTCATCAGTTTAAGATAATCAAGGACTATGTTACCAGGCTTGAGCCATTAGCTGCTGCTGCTATAACATGTAAGATTACCTTTGATAAGGTATTCGGTTATAGAGATAATAGTAGCCTATTAGCTAACGTATGTGATTCTATTGGTAAAGCAGTAGAGGATGAATGTCAACTAAGGCATTATGAATTGAATGCACCAGGATTACTTAATATCTTGAAGAAGAACTATTGGCATAAATCAATAGGTACTAATCAAAAGATAGTAGTAATATCCACACTCATGAATCGTTATGATGTTAAGAAGTGGGTAGCCTGGGGCAGAGCTAATAGAATTAAACTAGGTAGTTGGTTATTAGATTGTTTGTTAGTATCAAGTGGATGGTTTGAAAAAGAATGCAGAAGAGAGGGTAAGAAAACAGTTAACTATGTTGTACCTACTCCTGAGTTCTTAAAGATTAAGGATGAAGTCATGGCTAACGCTGAGTTATTTAGCCCTTTAACCTGGCCAATGTTGATACCTCCAAACGACTGGACTAACTATACACCTGGCGGATATCTCTTAAATGAGATCATGAAAGGCCACGAATTAGTAAGACATGGACATCACGGACGTATACAGGGAGAAACACCACTAGCATTTCTCAATCATATACAGAAGGTTGCTTATACTCTTAATCCATTCATAATGGATGTGGCTGAAACATTGCAGACAAGAGGTATAGCAGTTGGTAAGTTTCTTCCTATTGTAGAACATGTTTTACCACCTAAACCAGTAGATATAGCAGACAATAAGGATAGCCGTAAGGCTTATCGTAGAGCTGCAGCTGAGGTTAGGAATAGGAATGCACAAGAATTTAAACGTTCTTGTAGAACACGCATGACAATGGAGGCAGCGACTAGATTTAAAGGAGTGAAAGAGTTCTTTATCCCTTGGTCTTTTGATTATAGAGGTAGAGCTTATCCTATCCCTGCCTTCCTAACTCCTCAGGATACAGACTTTGGAAAAAGTTTATTACAGTTTGCTGATCAAGCATTCTTAACACCTGATGCTGAGGATTGGTTAGCATTTCAAGTAGCTACTACATATGGATTAGATAAATCCACTATGCAAGAGCGATTGGAATGGACAAAGAATAACACCACACTCATAGGTGCTATAGCATTAGATCCTATTAGCAATCTACCAGAGTGGGAAGTAGCTGAAGAACCATGGCAGTTCTTAGCAGCATGTGAGGAGTATTATCATTGCATACTTAAATGCGATAGACACTTCACCTCATTACCTGTAGCTACGGATGCCACCTGTTCAGGATTACAAATTCTAGCAGGATTAGCTAGAGATAAATCTACTGCTAAACTAGTTAATGTAATACCTAGTGATAAGCCTCAAGATGCTTATGCAGTAGTAGCTGAAACCGCTAAACCTGACTGTCCTAAGGACTTCAGAGCATTTATGGATAGGAAAACTGTCAAACGTACAGTAATGACCGTACCATATAATGCTAAACCTTTCTCCAATAGATCTTATATAAGAGAAGCATTATTAGAGAAAGGTGTAGAAGTAGATAAAGATAATTTAACTCAATTAGTTAAAGCAGTTAGAGCAGCAATGCATACAATAGTTCCCGGTCCTATGTCTGTTATGAAATGGATAGAGGATGAGGTAACTAATATAATTAAGCGTGGTGAAACAGAACTTGAATGGTGTACTCCTTCAGGTTTTGTAGTTCATCAAAGGTTAATGAAAAAGAATACTGTCTCATTACAACTACAACTATTAGGAAGATGTGACTTAAAGGTTGCAACTGACGATTCAGATGAAGTAGATATTAATAGACATAAAGCAGCAACAGCACCTAATCTGATTCACAGTTTAGATGCTTCGCTGATCCACTTATCAGCAGTTAAATTCAATGCACCGATTGCAGTTATCCATGATAGCGTCTTGTCTCGTGCTACAGACATGTCTCAGCTATCCACCGTGGTCAGAGACTCTTACATGCACCTTTTTGCTGACAACGATTACCTTACCGATTTTGCCCGTCAAGTCGGCGCTGAAACAGACCCCCCAATTATTGGAGACTTAGAACCGTCTTCAGTAGTTGAATCCACTTATTTTTTCTGTTAAATGACACGAACAATCCACAAAACAAATGAGCCTGTTGTATTGGAAGGTTTCCAATGCATCATGAAGCCTAGTGAGAAATATGGCAACTACTCTCTATCAGCAATAGTA